GTCACTTGTTGTCACTCTTCGGCTGTAAGTTGTTGAAAACTTGGTAGCGCTAACGGGAATCGAACCCGCTTCGCTCCACCTGGCCCCGTCCGAACCAGTCGTAAGTAGTTGATTTCAGGTGGATGCTGGCCGCTCTTTTCTGCCCGGTGACCCCCACGGATTCAAACGGTGTGATCAATGTGTGATCAGAACGGATAGAAAAGGGCGAGCCCGAAGGCCCGCCCTGTGGCGCTTACATCGACAGCGCCGGCCGCCGCGCCAGGCGGCGGTTCCGCTCCGCTTCGAGCGTTTCGAGCGAGGCCAGCGCCCAGAGCCGCTCGCCCTGCTCGCGCTGCGTGCGGACGAGGATTGCCTGCAGGTCGGCGAACCGCGAGACCAGCTCCTGATCGTCGAGACGCTCGGTCTCGTGGCGGGTGATGAGTTTGCTGAAAGTGTTGTCCATGTTTTTCTCCTTCATCTGCGGCCGCGACCATCACGGCCTTCATGCCGCATACCAGCAGCTCGTATCGTCCGGGCAGAACCGCAGGCCCCACGGCAGTAAAGGGGAGCCTTCAGGCTTGACGCCCACAGGACGAACAGATGCAGGATGCAGGCTCAAAGGACGTGTGGACGTGGTCCAGCGGATGGAGAGGGGAAACTGGCAAGCGCAGCGCCGATTTTCTGGCAATTCGCTTTAAGCCTTGATTAACGCCACCTGAGATAGCATCGTCATCAGGAACGATCCCGCAACCCTTTCCCCCGGCAGCCGCATGCAGAAGCAGTTCAAAAAAACCGTCCTCTCGCTTTGTGCGCTCTCCCTCGCTCTCTCGGGATGTGCCCCATCATCCGAGAACGTGAAACCCGCCTACGTGTCGCCGCTGCAGTATCAGGGGTATTCCTGCAACCAGATCAGACAGGAAATGATGATTGTCGCCCGGCACGTGTCCGAGGTTTCCGGAACGCAGGACAGCCATGCGACGAACGACGATGTGGCTATGGGCGTCGGGCTGATCATTTTCTGGCCCGCGCTGTTTTTCCTCGCCAACAAGGACCAGCGTGAAGAGCTGGCGCGCCTGAAGGGAGAGTATGAAGCCCTGGAAGAGGCCGCCGTACGCAAGAATTGCAGCGTTGCGCGCGAGATCGAGGCCGCCCGGAAAATGGAAGAAGCGCGCAAGGCCAAGGACACACAGAAGGCGGCTCCCGCCCAACACTTGAACGACTGACAACGCTTTCCACAGCAAAACCGCCCCCGGCTGTCAGGGCCGAGAGCGGTCTGCGGGCTTGGAAATCGGGCAGCGATCTTAAAGCGTCAGGGCCCTCGGTCTTGCCAATGCCGGCTTCGGAATTTGCGCGACTGCCAGGGCAGGCGGCTTCTCGGGTATCCAGGCAGTCTCCTCGGGCGTGTGGAACTTGCTGGGCTGCTGAACCGGCTTCACAACGATCGGCTGCGCGAAACGGCTCTGCTTGATACCGGCCTGATAGAACTTCGATGAGAGCTCCGGCTGTTTCGCGGCGAGGCGCTGCGAAGCCGTCCGGTGATGGGCCTCATCCAGCTCGATGCCAACGACGCGGCGGCCCAGATCCTGCGCTGCAACCAACGTCGACCCCGAGCCGCAGAACGGGTCAAGCACGGTATCACCTGGTTTTGTGAAAGCCTCGATCAGCGGCACGAATATACCGACAGGTTTCTGTGTCGGATGGAGCTTGTTTCCGGTGTACGTCCAGGCGATCACATCCGGCGGCGGGTTAGACGGCGGCGCCGGGTTCCCCTTCGCGAGCAGATAAGCCTGCTCATGCTGGTAGCTCATGAAGCGCGCGGAGGAAGCGTACTTTTTCGTGAAGACGACGTGGCCGGCGATGCGAAAGCCAGCCTTTTTCCACGCCTCGGCGAAGCGGTCGACCTTGTTCCAGGCGTAGAAGCTGACGCAGAAAGCGTTGTTTTTCAGAACGCGGTGCATCTGCGCGAACGCCGGATCGAGCCACGCATCGTTGTCGTCGTTCTTCACGCTGCGGCCGGAACGGTCGACGTAGCGGACGAGGTAGGGAGGGTCGGTCAGGATGAGGTCGACGGACCTCGAAGGCATCTCCTTCATGACATTGAGGCAGTCCCCGCGGACCACCGTCATGGAGCACGCAGGGTTTTGAGGACCGCCACGGCCGCGGCGGCCGTCAGCAACGCGTCGAGTTCGCCCGTCAACGTCATGAAAACTCCTTTGTCGTCAATGCAGCGATTTGTCGAAGACCCTGCGCAGCTGGCCGTCAGGCTCGAACGTCTGATCGTAGAGAGTGAGGTCAGTATCTTCCTGCTCTTTGCCGCTGGCGTCGACAACGCGGCCGCCATAAAGACGGAAGTAGACGCCTCGCGGGCGCCCGGCCTTGTGATGGTGAACATACGCGACGTCCCGCGCGTGAAAGCCGAAATATTCCTCTTTCGTCCCAATCTTTGTTTGATCGAGCATCTTCGCGAAAAGGAACTCCGTCTCCATGATGCAGGCGACGAGCTCGACGAAGTCACAGCGCGCGCAGATCACGCGCCGCCACATCTTTTCGCGTTCGGTCTCCTCTTCGTCACCTTCGGGCCGTGTTGTCATGCGTAACTCCACTTCGCGACTTAGTCGTACAGCGCCCGCTCAGGGTCGTGCTCACGGCCGAAGGCGTCAATCACGCGGCCGTCGCGCAGGCGGAAAAAAACCCCGACGTTCGGAACATCGTGCTTGCGCTGATGCAGCCCGACGATATCCTCGCTACGGAACCCGAAGAACTCTTCTTTCGTCTCCGTCCTCAAACCCGTCACCATCATGGCGGCAGTGAACAGACGGTCCATGATGAGGTCGAGCACAAACAGCCGCGGCACGGATATGACTTCGCTTTCCTTCATGCGTAACCCCACTTCGCGCCGTGATCGTAAAGCTCGGGATCGCGCGCCGACGGCCGCGCAACTTCATCGACGACGTGCCCGCAGTGCAGCCGGAACCAGATACCTTCGCCGGCGCCTTCCATGTGGAAGTGAACCGTCTTGACCTGCTGGGGATGGAACCCGAAGAACTCCTCCGGCGTCGACGCCCGCGCCGCGCCCAGGAGAACCGCCTGCCGGTGATGCTTGCGCATCAGATCGTTGAAAACCGCGCTTAACTTCATGCCGCCCCCCCCCTTATATGCTCAAGCCGCGGCGAACCACGCGCACCGGCGCGGCCGCTTCCCGCACTTCCATATCCAATTCCTGCTCGGAGGCCTGCTTGCGGGCCATCGTGATCGGCGCAAAATAACGGCTCAGCGAGGTCTCGCCGAAGCTGTCGGTCTCAACCTCCTCGCGGCGGTTGATCTTGCTCCTGGAATTGAAATGCGTCGAGAGTCGGCTCTTGGAATTGAAATGCTTGGTCAACGTCATGCGGCACCCCCATGAAAGCTGCACATGGACGTTTTAGAACCGCTGCTGCGTGACCCGGACGTGAAACCCTAAACCACCCGGCGCAAGATGCGCGATTGCCAGTTCAGAATATCTGATTCTGGAAACTGCTGTAAAGCGTCTTGTGATAACGCCTTGGAATCCCAACTTCTTGAACTTGCGATAAAAAATGGAATTTACTTGCGCGACACACCCCAGTATGCAGCCAGGAGAATCGCCCCCTTTCCGCCTGTCGCCAGCGTATGCAGCCGTCCGCGCCGTCAAGGGTCGAGATTGAACGCGGCACACGACGCCGCGCCCTTGACCGCGCTACCGTCTGCTGGGAAACCCCTCTGTCCCGTGATCATCGGAAAGGGGGGCTGGGGAAGGGACAAAGACCGAGCGCCCGGCTTAGGCGGCGGGCGCTTCACCTATCAGGAGATCGGCGGTTCCTTCTCAGGGACGACGGTCCGCTGCTTCAGCTTCCGAACAGCGAGAGGGATCTGGTTACGCGGCACGGTCGTATCCCGCACCAGGATGTAATCCGAAATCTGCTTAACGCTCGCATCCGCTCCCAGTTCCGCCAATGCCCGGCGCACCCAGTCGGTCACGCCCATGGAATTCATACTCAGGCTTTCGCCGGCCCGGCGGTCGTGACCGTGATGTTGTACGTCCCGTCAGATTTCCGCCTGTAAACGCGCCAAGCGGTAATATCCATTTCGTCCCACTCCTGCGCGGCGGCCAGGAGCACACGGGCAAGATGGACCGCCTGCTCGCGTGACAATTTGAGGCCCACCGTCTTTAAATCAGCAATGGTTTTCGTGCTGTTTCGGTTATCCTCGACCGGATAAATGCGAAGGCACCGCACGTTGGGATCGATCTTGATACTGGAGGTAGCCTTCCGCTTCTTCGCTGCTGCTGTCGCCATCGTGTTCCTCCATAACAGTATGGCGCGATATCGCGGCCTGGCGCGTGCCGATCCGCGTTGGCTGCTTTTGTTGTCGATCACCGGAAGATTCCCGACGTCGGCACCACAGGATGTCCAGGGCGATTTTGTGAGCGACCAGCATGGGGGAAATTACCTCGACCTTTGCCGGTGTTGCGCCATAAGCCGGGACACCGTAGCTTCGCTGATGTCGTACAGCCGGGCCATCTGCGCCCCGGACTTCCGGCCGGACAGGACATTCTCGATGATGTCCTTGCGCTGATTTTCACGAAGTTTCGGTTTTCTTCCGCCTATGCGTCCCTCGTTGCGCGCGGCTTGCAGTCCAGCCTTTGTGCGCTCGCGGATCATTTCGCGCTCGAACTCCGCGAACGAGCCAACTACCTGCATCATCATCCGTCCCGCCGGCGTCGTCGTGTCGATCGATTCCGTCAAGCTTTTGAAACCGGCCTCGGCCTGATGGATGCGCTCCATGATGGCGAGCAGATCCTTCAGTGAGCGTGATAGGCGATCAAGCTTCCAGACGACAACGACATCGCCCTTCCGAAGATGGTCCAGCATCTTGTGCAGCGCCGGCCGATCCCAACGGCCGCCGGATGCCGTCTCCTGAAAAACCTTTTCGACGCGCGCCGCCTTGAACGCCTGCAGCTGGAGCGCGGCATTCTGATCATCGCCTTTGGAGACGCGGCTATATCCCAGGATCACGTTACGCCCTTTTCAAAAACGACCGATTTTGCAAGGTTCTCTGACCCTGCGAGATTCCGGGCTTTCGCCCTTGCATAAACCTCTTGCACATCGGCGAGCAAAAGTAAGGCCTTTGTGAAAGGGGCGAGGTCGAGAAAAGGCCGGGGGTTGGAAAGCGGCCCCCGGCCTTAGCACCGTCAAACCTCTATTTCTTCTTCGGCTTCAGCTCGCCCTCTTCGCGAAGGAGTTCCGTCAGCCTTGACTTGATGTAGGTCGCCACCGGCAGCCCGCGCTTTTCAGCCACGCGATCAATTGCCGCTTTCAGCTCATCGTTAACCCGGAGATTGATACTGTGCATTGTTCCCGTTTCGTTTTCGTTGTTTCGCTTCGGATGGTAGATGGTAGTAAAAACTGGTTGACGAGGTCTTTTCGGCTTGGTAGTAACTTACTCCACCAAGCCGTCACATTACTACCCGAACCACTCACAACCGTCAACCACAAAGGAAAGCCCCGCAGATGAACACCGCAAAATCAAGCCCATAGGCTCACTCAATCCCCCCTGACACGAATCACCGAAGCGCAGCGTAAGGCCGTTTTTCACTGACTGCCTTGTGTTGCGCAGCCCCTCGGTATTGTCCGCGATCCTGCCATGCGCAGGCGCTCAGGGTGTCAATGGCTGCCCGCACCAGCGACCGGGTTGCTCATTGACACCGCGCCTTAGCGCATGGCCGCGCCGGACTATTCCCCGAGGGGAACCAACAACACAAGGAGTAAAAATCATGAAAGAAAATTCGACCGTCACGCTGCAGGGCCTCATCATTCTTGCCAGGCAGGCCGCGCAAGCGAACGAGGCTGCGTTGGATGCGGAATGCTCTTCGTCCTACGGCACGCCTGAGATAAAAGCCTCACCGCGACTCAGCAGCCAAACCCTTCATCGTCTCGACCAATTATTGGCCGACGTCTCCAACACCCCCGCCCGGAACGCCCCGGAGTTCGCCGCCAAAGCCGCTTTACTGCTCAGGCAATACTCGGATTACTTCGTCAGCATCGATTTCGGGCATGCCGCGCTGTTGAGTTTGCTGCGGGACGCTGAGCGCCTCGCCGGATTGCCGGACGACCCGCGCGCCGCCGCGCACCAGGAACAAGCGGGAATGACGGAGCACCTTGCAAGGACTGACGCTATGACCAACCACCAGACCGCAACCAGAACTCTCACCGCCGACAAGCTCGCTGCCCTGATCACGGTGAAGGATCAGCTTTCTTCCATGCTTGACGTCGCCACTGACAACCCCGCTCAACTGAGCTCCAAAGACGTTGAAAGCTTCCTCGAAGCGGTAGACGACAAAGTATCCGAACTCGCCAACATCATCGGCGATATCGCTGACCCGGTCTCGTCATCGAACGATCAGGAACCCGCCCGGCTGCGCAGCGTCAACTACATCGACATCGAATCCGGGCTTCAGAGACTTCAGGGCCTGGCGCGCTGTGCCGGCCGCTTCGCTCGCGAACTCGACTTTCCCTCTCCCGATCCTGAAGACCTCAGCGATGTCGTCACGCTCGTGTGCGAAGTCGAGGAACACACAGATAGCCTGCGTAGTGATTTTTACGCCTACCTCGAAACCCTCAGGCGCGAGAAACGGCTGGCCAGGGCCAGCGCCGATATCGCTGACCCGGCCGTCGCAATTCATAGTTGAGCACTAGGAGTATGCGTTTTGTTCTTGCTTAGTTTTTGGGAAATGCCTAGGCTCGGGAATATGTTCATGAGAGCGTGAACATAAGAAAAAAGGCCCCGATGAGGGGGCCTTTTTCCTGAACAAAACCCGATGTGAACAGCAACGGGGAAACGTTATAAGCGGAGCAATTACATGCGTCTCATAACGCACCTACACCCTACCTTGGCGCTATCCGCTTTGCAAACTGTTTCTTCCGTCTCTGCTCGGGGACAACCTGATGGAAGGAACACATGTCGCAGAGCACCCAGACCCCTTTAGCCCCCCCTGAAATAACAGGTATTTACCCTCTCCTGCACCGCCCGCCGGACGAAGAAACCGCCGCCTTCGACAAGCTGCGCCGCACGTACCATGCCTTGGAAGCCGACCCCGGAAACGATTTCCACCGTGTCGCCTTTTTGAAAGCCAGACTTTCATGGAAGCGCCTCACCTCCACTGGCGGCAGCCGCCGAAGGCCCCCGCCTATCGCGCCGCAGGGGCGCCGCACATGACCGAAGATCCTGAGCAGCACTCCGCGCCGCTTTACAACGATCAGGTAGAGCAGTCTTTCCTCGGCGCGCTCCTGGTCGACGACGCGGTTTATGACGACATCGCCCACCTCCGGCCCGAACATTTCTATACACCCGTCCACGGCAGGATCTTCGAGCTGATCAAAAAACAGAAGGACGCGGGCAAGACCATCACACCCCAGCAGGTCGCGCAATATTTCGCAACCGATCCTGACCTTTCCGAAGCTGGGGGCGCCGCCTACATTCACGACCTGGCCGACAACATCATCACCACGAAAACCGCGAAGGCGCATGCCGACCTCATCCACGGCCTGCATCTCCGCAGGGCCGTCAAGGGTCTCGGCGGGCGCCTGATCGGCCTGGCCGATAATCCCGACGTCGACACGTCGCCCGCGCAGCTTCTCGCCCAGGCAGAAAAATTCATCTCCGAAGCCGGGGAGATCGGCGCCGAGGACACCACGCTGCATATTTCTGATTGCGCCAGGAAGACCATCGAGGCCCTGAAAAAACCGCAGGCGGGCATCGGAACAGGCATTCCGAAACTGGACGCCGCGCTCAAGGGCCTCAAGCCGGGCGAGCTCTACATCGTCGCCGGCAGGCCGGGCATGGGGAAGACAGCGATGGGCCTGACCCTCGCTCTGAATACCGCCCTCGCCGGCCGCAAGGTCTTGTTCCACAGCCTCGAGATGCCGCAGGAGCAGCTCACGCAGCGACTTCTGTCCCGGCTTTCCGGGGAATGCGTGCACAGCGGCGATCCTTACGACGCTGACAAGGTCGACGATGCGAAGCGAAAGCTCGACCCGCTACCGCTCCACGTCGACGACAAAGCCGGGCTGACCGTGACCGACATTGTGACCCGCGCGCGACGGCACAAGCGCAAGCGCGGCCTCGATGTCCTGCTCATCGACTACCTTCAAATCATCGCCTCCGAGGACAAGCGGCCCAACATGGTGCACCAGCTCGCGGAAATCACCGGGGCGCTGAAGCGGCTCGCCAAAGACCTTAAGATCCCCGTCGTCCTCCTGTCTCAGCTCTCCCGGGCGGTCGAGGACCGCGACAATCGGCGCCCGACCCTCCGGGATCTGCGCGACAGCGGCGCGATCGAGCAGGACGCCGACGTTGTGTTGCTCCTCTATCGCGAAGAGTATTACCAGTTCGAGGCACACGCCGCGGCGAAGCCGTCCACGGGCTTTAAAGGCAGTAAGGAGAAGCAGGCCGCGCAGCTCGCCGACCTCGATGCGCTGAAGGGCAAGGCCGAAGTCATCATCGCCAAATACCGTCAGGGGCGCACTGGCACCGTCCATCTGGATTTCGACGGCGAAAGGCAATGGTTCCATGACTAAGAAGGTCTGGTCCTGGCGCGAAGCGGTGCAGAAGTCCGACCTGCCCCCGCCGACGAAAGCTATTCTGCAAAATCTCGCCAACCACATGAACGCCGCCGGCGAGAGCTGTTTTCCGAGCACGCGGCTGCAGGCCGAGGAAACCGGGTACTCGGAAAGAACGGTCTGCACCCACCTGCAGAAGGCCGTCGTCGCCGGGTTCCTCAAAAAATCGCGGCACGGATTTTCCGGGCAGGGCTGGGCGCGGAATGAATACTTCCCCACCGTGCCCGAGGGCTTCGAGCTTGGGCATCCCAAACCTGCCCCAAAACAGGGGCCTGAGAATTCCGATAATCCCCCGCAAGGCACTGAACGTCCTTCAGCGCCTAAATCTGATAATTCCGCGAAAGGCACTGAACCTGACGACAAAAAGGCACTGAACGTCCTTCAGTGTAACTACCAAGAAGAACTACCAGAGAAGGAGGGGCCGCTGGCCGACGCCGCTGGCAGGCATCTGGTTTTCGAAGGCACGGTCCTTCGCGTCAACGCCCGCGATTGGGAAGCCCTGAAGGCCGACCACTCCCTCACCGACGAGCAACTCGCCGCCTTGCTGGACGACCGGGACGGGTGGCTCGCCCGCCTCCAGCCGACAGACACCCGCCGCATCAAGCCATGGTGGCCGACGAAACAGTGGCTCAAAGCCCGCGTAGGTGCCGCATGATGCCCGACCCGGTCCCCGCCTCCCGCAGAAATTACCCCGAGCAAAAGATGCAGATCGGCGTCATTCACCATTTTCGCGCCGTCGAGAAGGTAAAGCGGAACCTGACCTTTTACGCCGTGCACAACGGCGGCCTGGTGGAAAGCAAGAGCGCGGCGGCGCTGCGCAAGGCCCTGGGGGTGAGGCCGGGCGTTCATGACGTGGTGTTCATGCTGGAGGGCGGCGTCACGGTCATGATCGAGCTTAAGGACGAGGAAACCGGGGCCATCACCGACAACCAAAGGGAATTTCACGCCACCGCCCAGCGCCTGGGGCATCGGTCCTATGTGGTTTCGGCGCCGCTGGCGACGGCGGCCATTCAGCAGATTTATCAGATCCTCAAGGCCTGCGGCTGGGACAGCGCAGGGGCACCCCTGCCGCCGCTTGAGACGAAGCCAGCAATGGTGCCGACGCCATGAAGAACAGCAAGCCCCTCCACGGAAGCAAAATACTTAACCTTTTTCAACACCCCGCCCCTGCTTCGCAATGGAAAATTCTTAACCTTTTGTTCCCAGCGCGTCGGCCCGATGACGTCGGCACTACCTGAAATATGAAAACGAAGGAGGCCACAAAATGAAAACCAGAGACCCTGCAACCCCGCCGCGCCAAGCCGATCAAGAATCGCGCGCGGTGATCCCCTTCCCCACCCAACCACCGAAACTCCGGTCATACACAGATCTACCACCGCAGGCCGAGGGGGAGACTCACCTGCCGTTGGTGCAGGCATTGGGAGAGGCCGAGATCGAGCTCAGCGAAATGATCGCCCGCGACCAAGGAAAATGTAAATGACAGAATACTGGACCGAGGAACGCCGGGCCGCTCAGCGTGAGCACATCAACAAGAGCCGTCCCTGGAAACGCCGCAAATGGACCACAGCCGACCGCAGGCGGCAGAGCGAGCGGATGAAAACAATCCGCCCCTGGGAGAAATCACCAGTCACCCGCAAAGCCCCTGATTAATTCGCATGCCGCGGAGCAGGATCGACAGGACAGGAGCCATGCCGGACGCCGCCCTTGCCCGCAGCGACTGCATCCCCTGCGTCGCCGGGCTTTTCGTCACGCAACAGTTTTTCATAGCGTGTTCACGCTTTGTTCTTGACGCAGCAGCCCCCTTCCAGCAAAGTGAAATTGCTGCTGGCGTTCTCCCTCTTTCCCCCACAACCCGGACCAACCAGAGGAAGCCGAACATGTCGAAGATCGCGTTTTCCGTTCCGGAAGCCCGCAAGCAGATGGGGGGCATCGGCCTCGGCAAATTCTACGAAGAGCTCAACACCGGCCGCCTGAAGGTCAAGAAATTCGGCCGCAGGACCGTAGTGCCGGCCGAAGCCATCGAGGCCTGGCTGGCCGCTCTCCCGCCTTACGTCCCCCCAGATGCATCTGCCGCGCCCGTGCAGGAGCAGGGCTTGAAATCAAATCACGGAGGCCCCCGTAATGGCGCAATTGCCAACACTCATCAGTGAGGTATTCGCATGGATCCGATAAGCGCAACGGCGGTGGCGACGTCAATGTTTGCCGATACAGCAGTCGGGGAAGGTGTAGCTGCTGGAGCGGCGACAGCTGCTGATATCACCGGCGCTGGCCTGGTGTCCGGTATAGCAACGCCACTTGCGGGATTTGTAGGCTCGGGAATCGCCGATATCGGCGGCGCGAGCACGGTCGGAAGCTCTATCGCCGGAGGGTTGGCCGAAGCTGAGTCCGCTATAGGCGGACTGTCCACGGCCCAGATGTTAAACATCGGCTCCTCGACCTTCAACGCGCTTGGTTCATATCTGACGTCATCGGGCAATGCGGCGGCGATGAAGATGAAGGCGCAGTATGAGCGCACTAACGCCAACAACGACATGGGCGCCGCGGAGCGCAAGATGCAGCTCGATGATCGCGACATGCTCCTGGCGCAGTCTTCAGCCATGGCAAGATCAGCGGCGGGCGGCGGTTCGACGCTGGACCCGTCGACGGTCAGTATCCTCGGAAACCTCGAAACACAGGGCAAAACGAATGAGCTTTATGACGAGTGGACCGGCAAGAACAAGGCGCAGGAGGATATGAACCAGGCCTACCTGGACCGCTTCCAGGCCAACCAGTACGGCACGACCGGCGTGATCGGGGCCGTCGGCGACCTCTTCAAGGCCGGGACGCTTATGGATAAATACAGCAGCGCCTTTGACGGAGGCACCCTGTAATGCCGCAGCTTCCCACCCTCATCGGATATGACTCCCTACCGCAGCCCACGGAGCGGGTGCCGACGTATGATCCCAACATCATTCCCAGGGCACTGGAATCCGCCGGGCAGAACATGGCCGAAGGCGCCGCGATCGAGCGGAAACTGGATATCTTCCGCTCCATGCAGGACGCGACACAGCGCAGACTTGGTGCGGAGAAGCAGGTCACCAATCTGATGTACGGAGACGGCACGGATCAGAACCCGGGGCTGCTTTCCATGCAGGGTGCCAATGCCCGGGGTGTCAGCAAGACATACTCCGATGCCTTCGATAAAATCCAGAGCCAAGCCCTGCAAGGCGTCCAGAACCCCATCGCGCAGCGCGCCCTGATGTCGGAGCTCGGTCAGTTGAACAACACGATGTATGCGCGCGTGAAGGAGCACGAGTTCACGCAGAGCCGCGAGTATTCTGCAAACCTTCTCGGGCAGCAGGTTACGCAGTCCTCGCAACTTGCTGCGCTCGACCCGACAAATGAACAGCTGTTCCAGCAGGAATCCGACAAGGCCGCCGAGGCCGCGCAACAGAGGGCGCGGATGCTTCCAGGCGGCCCTCAACCCGGCGATCCTGTCGACATCCAGAACGGTATAGCCGCTAGGTCGCAGGTCGCGATGTCCCGCCTGCAACCCATGTATGACTCGCCCGACATGTCGGTCAAGCAGCAGGCTCTCGCGCTGACCGACAAGGCGCTTTCCTCCGGGCAGGTCGACCTCGATACCATCGGCAAACTGAACAGGCTCAAGAGCGTCGTCCTGCCCGAGATGACGGCTTACAAAGCCTTTCAGGACTACCGGCAGCAGGGCGGGCTGGCATCCCTGACGCCCACGCAATGGGCGGATGCCGTGCAATGGCAGGAAAGCAAGGGAAAGATGATCGACCCCAAGACCGGTGGGGTTCTGACCTCTTCGACCGGCGCCATGGGGCTGATGCAGATCGAGCCTTCATCGAAGGGCGGCCCCGCGGGCGACCTCGCCAAGGAAATGGGAGTCACGGAAGAGCAGGTCCTGACCGATCCTAAAATCAACCGGCAAGCCGGGGAACTATACCTCTCGCAGCTCGAGCAGAAGTACGGCGACCGCAATCTGGCTACCCTCGCCTATAACTGGGGTCCGGGGCGCGTCGACGATCATATCGAGAAGGTCGGCGATCCCCGCAAGGGCGAAATCCCGATGCAGAATTTCCTCGCCAGCGTCCCGGTCCAGCAGGCCCGGGAATACGTTCCCAGTGTCCTGGCCGGCGCCGGGAAGGGTGGTGGCACCATCAACCAGAAAGACGCCGAGGATTACGCCAAAACGCTGCCGCCCTATGCTCAAAAGTCCTTCATGGAGTATGTCAGCAACGCCAACGCGCAGGTTGCGGCGGCGCGCGACATGCAGAATAAGCAGGTCATGAACAAGGCCCTGGATATCTACGGGCAGGGAAAGAAATGGCAGGACCTGCCGGCATCGATACAGGCCTCGGCGGCAAGCGGCGGTTTTGCCGACCTTCTGCAAAAATACGACCCGAAAGCGCCCAGCGATTCATCGGCGCTCGGCCAGCTCTATGCCATGGCCCCTGACCAGTTCTCCAAGGAAGACCTTCAAGCGCCCGGCACCCGCCTGAACCTGTCGCAGGCGGATTACGAATATCTGGCGCGCAAGCAGTCTCTGATGACGCAAAACACCGCAGCCAACGAAACGGCGCAGCAGATCCACGCGATGATGATGACCGATGCCAAGAAGGCCGGGATGCCGATGCATACGACATACGACCAGCAGGGCATTCAGAAGCTGGAAGGCGGCATCGAATTCGTCCGGGCGCAGCAGCTCGTGGAACAGTCGATCGATACTTACAGCCGCGGCCACAACGGCCAATACCCGACCGCGGAACAGGTGCGTGGCATCGTGGACAACGTCATCCTCAACCAGCTTCAGCTCAAGGGCGCGCATTGGTGGAACGGCGACCAGAACGTCAATAAATTCGATATCGCCCTCATGCCGTCCAGGAGCGCTGGCGCAAATGACAAGACGTTCGCGATCCCCACCGATGAGAAGGAAACCATCGTCCAGCAGCTCAAAGCGCGCGGCCAGAGCCAGACCGAGGCCGCCATCATCAACGCTTACATCAGCACGAAGCAGAGGCAGTAATGGCCGATATCACCCCCGACGAGGTCAATAAAAGCCTCGACCAGATGTACGACACGCAGAACGAGACCCTGCGCGCCGGCATCATGTCCGGGCAGGCTATGGCGCCATCGCCCGACGCGGCCGCGAAAGCCCTCCCGCTCGCGCAGGCCAACGGCATCCCGCTCGACATGGCCGTGCGCAACCAGGGCCGATTGCAGAAGGACGCGCAGTTCAATGCGGTTCCGTTCGACCAGCTTATCAAGCAGTATCCGCAGCTCTCGCAGTTCCTGTCTAACGATGAGAACGCCGCGCTGGCGCATGACGATGTCGGCCGCCTCACCAAAGTATCCGACTGGGCGCGCAGCCTCGTAGATGACCATTACGACCTCAGCGCCATCGCGCAGAACCTCGCCGCGGCCACGGTGCACGGCGCGGGGCAGGCCTATCACGGGTTCTTCCAGGCCGTCGAGAATGCTGGCGAGGGCCTGGATACCTATTTGCAGGCCCCGCATCCCGGCATGGACGCCGTCGACCAGTTCCTGCTGAAATCGGGCAGCGTCGCGCTGCATGACATCGGCATGGTGGGGGCCTCCACCGGCGAGCAGGTCGCTGAAGCAGGCGAGAAAATCGACAACCAGAACCAGGGCTTTTTCCCCGGCGTGGCGCGCATGGCGGGCGGCATGCTGGGCGCCGCGGCGAACCCCGTCGGCATCGTGCCGGGTTTCATGGCGCAGTTCGCGGGGCAATCCTATGAGGAAGCCAAAAAGCAGGGCTTCGATGAAAACAGTCCGCAGGCGAACACAGCCGCCGCGCTGAGCGCGCTCGTCGCGGCCGTCACGGGCAAGCTCGGCCCGGAAGTTGTCGCCAAGGGCCTGCCGGCATCGCTGCAAAACACCGTCAGCAATACGATCTCCGGGTTCATGATGCGAGCCGGTATCGACCCGGGCGGCACGGCCGCGCGCCTGGCTTACCGCGCCGCAGACGCCACGCTGCGCACGGTGTCGGATGCCACGGCGATGGCCGGGCAAACGGTCGCGCAGAACGCGATCAGCCGGAATGTCCTGGGGGAGGATGTGAGCCTGACGCAGGGGCTATCCGATTCCGTCGACCAGGGCGGCTTCATCGGTCTTATCGCCGGACTTCTCTTCCATAACACGAATATGAACTTTCAGCCGCTCATGAACGAATACCGCCGCGAACAGATGGACCGCGGGCGCATCGTCGTGCAGGAGAGTAAGCTTCAGGGCCGCGCGCCCGAAAAGATGAATGAGTTCCTGCGCTCGGAACTCGGCGACCGGGATATCTACATCAACCCGGGAGCAGCGCAGACGTTTTACCAGAAGCTCACGCCGGAGCAGCGCGGGGCCCTCGACAAGAACATGCCGGAATTTGGCAAGTCCCTGGGTGAGGCGCTGAAGACGGGCGAAGATCTTCAGATCGACCAAGCCGATTATCACACCTACATCCAGCAGATCGAGGGCTCCAAGAACCTAGACCAGTGGGTGAAATGGGTTCCCGAAGGCTCAAGCGAGGGCGACGAGAAGGCCTATGACGCTTTTGTCAGCAATCTCCACGAGGGGCTCACCGACGCGCAGGAAAAAGAAGACCCCGTCGCGGAGAACATCTATCGCCAGCTCCTGCAGCAGTACGGGCAGCGCACGGCCGTCTCCGGCATGCCGGATATTGCCAGGCTCCTCGCGCAGAACCCGGCGGATTTCTCGCGCGTGATGCTGGAAAGATACGGCCAGACCCCCGGCGTGAAAGAAGTGATCGACCGCATGATCGGCGGCCTTCAGTTCGTGCGCGAGAGCCCCGCGCTCGCGGAGAAGGCCCGCGGCGACCAGCTCGACCTTTTTATCGACCGCGTCCGCAACGAGATGGGCCAGCAGGCGCAGCAGACGGAGAAGCTCGAAGGGCAGCAGGCGGCCATCGAAAACGCGCAGCGCATCGGCGGCAAAGCCCGCGCGGGCAAACCCCGCACGGAGGAACCCACGCCGGAGCAGGTCCACGCCGAAGCGCAGCACCGCGCGGCAGCAGACCAGTTGCTCAACGTGCTGGACAGACAAGGCGTCGACCTCGCGAAGGCCAGCAATCAACAGGTGCGCGAAGCGCTGCAGCAGCACCTCGATGAACTCGCGCGCAAGGATGGCACGACGCTTACGCAACCAATAACGCCGGAACTGTTGCTGCGCTACAAGCGCGATCTCAAGGACGCACTCGCGCGCAGGCAGCTCGCCGGCCGTAATACCCTGCACCTGGGCACGCCCGGCGACATCCTCGCCGCCGTCGGCGCCGGGAAAGACTGGCCCATCCGCATGGAGGCGGACTTCGCGCGGAAGGTGACGCAGGTCGCTCACGAGGTCCCGGTCGAAGTGCTGGAGCGGCTGCCGCAGTTGCTGGCCGATCCGGTGGCTGTCTTTAAATCAGTGCGAGCAGACAAAGACGGCCAACCCCGTGAAAGCCTGCTCGTGCAGGTCGACGCGCAGGAAAACGGCAAGCCGGTTGTTGTCTCGATCTATCCCAGCAATGTCCGCCGCGCGAACATGATCGCAAGCGTCTACGGGTTGAAGGATGCGCAGAAGCGGCTGCAGGCCAAAGCAGATGCCGGGGAATTGCTCTACATGAACACGGAAAAGAGCCTTGTCCAGCCTCGCACTGGAGGGAACCAATATCCCTCGGGGAGGCCAATTAAGCCCGTTGATGGGCGGCAAGGCTCATCTTCTAAGTTACTCACGGAAAAGGACTTCGTCAACGGTTCCGGAAAAGACACGCTTTTCCATGGCGATACTGAAACCCCGCGCGGCAGCATAACCTTCCCGCCGGACGGCTCGCCGCTGATTCGCCTGTTCGAGAAGGAAAATCTTTCGACGGTTCTGCATGAATACGGCCACCTTTACTGGCACGCGCTGGATGCGCTGTCAAAGCTCGACAACGCCCCGGATCAGATCAGGGCCGATGTCAACGCGATCCGGGAGTGGGTCGGGACCAAGGCGGGTGAAGAGCTGACCACCGAGCAGGAGGAAAAGATCGCCGATGGCTTCCTGCGCTACCTCAAGGACAACGAGGCCCCGAGCGCAGATGTGCGCACGGCATTTCAGCGGTTTAAATCATGGCTCGCACGCATCTACGGCGGCATCAAGGACACGCTGCCCTCGATCAACCCGCACGTCAAAGACGTGTTCGACAGGATGTTTGCCACGGACGAGGAAATCGCGCGGCTGAAGAGCGAGGCGCAATTCTCCATAGACCCGCGCATCATGTCGCATCTCACCCCTGCGCAGCGCGAGACGGCACGCAGGAAGGCCGACCGCGCTGCCGCGGCAGCCTCGGAAAAGCTCTTCCGCAACGCCATGCGCGAGTCAGAGCGCACGGGCACGCAGGAATACCGGGACGCACGCGAGAAGATCGCCGCAGATGTGGAGCAGGCCGTAAGCCAGGACCGGCGCTATCAGGCGCTCGGCATGGCTATGGAGCAGGGGCTGGACCGCAAGAAGACCGGCAAAGCCTTCGGCGATTACGCGAACGAGGGCTTGGACCGCCTGAAGCAACACAAGGGCCTGTTCAAGGCGGACGGTGCCGACCCCGCGCCGGTTGCCGGCCTGCACGGCTACGCGAGCGCGCGCGAGATGCTGGACGATTTCATGAAAATGGCGCCGCGCAAGGATTACGTCGCCAGCAGGGTTGATGAGGAGATGCTCTCCCGCCACGGCGACATGCTGAAGGACGGCACCATCGAACGCCAGGCCGTGGAGGCATACCACAACGGCATGCGTGCCGCGCAGCTCGAATGGGAGATGAAGCAGCTCGCGGCGGCAGCTAAGATACCGACGCCATCGGGCCAATCCATCGAGCTCAACGCCCGTAAGGTGATCGGCGGCCGCCAGATGGGCAAGATCGCGCCGGCCGTGTTTTACCGTTCCGAGATTGCCGCCGCGCGCCGTTCCGGCGAGGCTCTCGGCAAGAACAATTTCGAGCAGGCCGCGATTGAGAAGGCACGGCAGCTCCTGAACCATCATCTTTATTCCATGGCCATCGAGGCGCGCGAGTTGCAAGCGAAGAAGCTGGAGCTGTGGAGCAGGAAGCTCCTGAAGCCAGACGAGAAGCTCGCCAAGTCGATGAACATAGATTTCGTGAACGCCGCGCGCGCCATCCTCGCCGCGCATGGCGTCGGCTCCGGGAAATTCGATATCAACGGCTGGTTCGCGCGGGTGTTACGAGACGACCCGGAGACCGCGAACGACGTGCGCGACATCATCGAGAGCGCGAACCTCGCGCTGGCCAAGCCGATCAAGGAGATGACTTTCGATGAGTTCCAGGGATTGGCCGATCAGATCGACAGTCTCATCCACATCGGACAGGACATCAAGACCATCACGGTAGCCGGGCAGCGCCTCGAGAAGCGCGTGGTGGTGCAGGAAATGACGGACCTGATGGCGAACCAGGCAGCCTCCGGCCTGCCCTCGGGTCTGGAAGGGAAGATACCGAGCGGCGCCCGGTTCAAGCGCTCGCTCATGGATGCCGCGTCATCGCTGCGCCGCGCCGAGAACTTCCTGCTCGCCCTCGACGGCCACCAGCAGGGCGGCCCGCACATGCGGTATATATCCCAGCCAGTCGAGCGCGCAGTTGAGCAATACCGGGAGACCCGCAACGCATTACTCAAGCAGGCGCTCGAACTCCTCGAGCCGCGCCGCGAGGACCTCACGGGCGAGGAAATACCCGCACCCGAGCTTGTCTCGCAGAAGACGGGCGGTAGCTATCGCTTCGATAACAAGGCCGAGCTTATCGGGATGCTGTCTCACCTCGGCAACGGTTTCGAGCCGGGCTCCAACGGCTACAAGCTGCTTAATGGCTACAGTTGGAAACTGGACGATCTGACGGCCTTCCTCAAGCGCGCGCATAGCACCGGCCTCATCACGAAGGCGGATTGGGACCTCGTTCAGAAAATCTGGGACCTTTACGATACCCAAAAGGGTGCCGTCTGGAAAGCGCACCGAGACATGCGCGGCTATTATCCATCAGAAATCACCGCCGTGCCTTTCCAGACCCCGTGGGGAGAATACAAGGGCGGCTATGCTCCCGCGCGGCCCGACCGCACCAAGACCGCAGCGATCGATGAGAAAGAGCAGTTCGACCAGCTCGTCAATGAGGACAACAATTTCGCGTTTCCGACGACGGGGCGCGGCGCGACGATGCAGCGTGTCGCGCAGGCCGCTTATCCCCTCGAGATGGACATCCTCAACCTTCCGATGCATCTCGACTGGACGGCCCGTTATACAACGATCGAGCCCGTCATCAAGCAGGTCGCCAAGATCGTCTTTGACCGCGAGTTCACCGATGCACTGGCGCGCATCAACCCGACATCGCGCGGCAGCCTGCTTATCCCGTGGCTGCAGCGAACCGTGCGGCAAAGCATGAGCATGGGCCGCGACAAGTCGAAGAACATGCTGCTCAACGACGGCGTGAATTACCTGCGCCGGCAGACCCAGCTTCAGGCGCTCGGCTTCAACCCCGTGTACATGGCGCAGCGCTTCGCGCAGCCCTTCGTCAGCATCGCCACGGGCGAAGGCGAAGGCTTCGGGCGCTCGATCGGCACGGCCATCGACCTCATGCTCAACCGCGGGGAAATCCATAAAGATATCCGCGAGGAAAGTGCCTTCATGCGGCAGCGGAATATCACTGCCGACGAGAACCACATGCAGGCCATCCGACGGCTGCTTGAGAACCGCAATATCGGGCGGCGCATCACGGACGTCATGCAGGACTACGCCTACATCGTCCAGCACGCGACGCACTCCTGGCTTGACGACTGGCAGTACCTCAATGCGCGCCGGGCGGCCGAGGCTGGCGAGATCAAGGGCATCGACCTGGAGAACGATCAGCAGGTCCGCGAATACGCCGAGCAGCGCGTGCGCATGACGCAGGGCTCGTTCCACCCCGAGCACGCGAGCGAGATCGAGGCCCGCGGCGGTCTCTGGAAACTGGGGACGATCTTCTACGGCATCATGAACACGCAGGGCAACCTCCTGTATGACAACTGGAACCAGATCGGGAAATCCGACCGCGGCATGGCCGGAAAGGGATTCGCGCGCCTGTATCTGACCATGATGGCCGCCGTGCTGCCCGCCATCTGCGCCAAGGCCGTTTCCATGGCCGCGCGCGGCGGGACGCCGCAGGGGCAGGACCCGGAGAAATACTGGCTCGATAATCTCGTCGCGGCGCCCTTCCAATACTTGGCGGGCATGGTCCCCTTCGGGGGCGACATCGCGAGCGTCATCGTCAACAAGTTCGAAAGCAAGCATTACAACGACAGCGTGGTATTCGGCGGCGCGCTCAAAGACTTCATGAACACAGTCCTCATCGACACGCCAACCGATATCTACAAGGCGTTTAAGCCAGGCGGCAGCGCCAGGAAGGCCATGGATGACGTCATCGAGGATCTTGGCTACGCCCTGCAGGTTCCGGTCACGCAGGTGCAGAAGACAGCGAATTACCTTTACGACGTCGAGCAGGGCAAGGAACATCCCACCGGCCCTGCCGACTTCATGCGCGGCGTCGTCGGCGGCCCGCGGCCGAAGGAATAGGCGAACGGAGTTTAAGGAATGGGAAAGCTCACGCCGAAGCAGCTGAAATTCGTAGAGGAGTACCTCGCGAACCAGGGCCATGGGGCGAATGCAGCGATCAAAGCTGGCTACTCAAAAAAAACCGCATACGCCATAGCCTCAAGGCTGCTGAAGAACGTCGAGATTAAGAAAATAATTCGGGATAGAACCGACAAGGGCCTTGCGAAGGCCCAGGTGACTGTCGAGCGCACGCTGGAACATCAGGCGGTCATCGCCTATAGCGACATCTCGGACTTCCTTGATTTCGACGAGGACGGCAGGCCGCGCCTCAATCTTCTAAAAACCCCACACATGACGAAGGCGATCAGGTCGTTCGGCATCCACGAGCCCGAACGCATAGACGAAGACAGCAGCGTCGAGCCGCGCGAGATACGCTCGTTCACGCTGACGCTCTGGGATAAGAACGCCGCCAACCGCAGCCTGATGCAGCACCTGGGGATGTTCGAGCCCGACACCGAACCTGGGAGTGAAGATGCCGATGAAACCGTGACCATGTCAGACTTAGACGTCGCGCGCCGAATAGCGTACTTGCTGGCCAGGGGCATGGACGCGGCGTTGCGGGACCCGCCGCGGAACACGCCGAACAACCAGCCACCAGCTCAGGGCGGCGAGCCCGTCGAGAAGTCACCGTTACCGCCAGCAGGTGATGATGGCGGCGCTGAGAAATAAACAACCGGACCGGGCCCGCTCTTACGATATCGGCCCATCCTTCACATTGGAGTTAGCCACCATGGTGCAACCGAAAGTGACCATCTGCCCGCCCGCTTATGCGTTCGGGTATCCCACATTCAGCCGCGCCGGCAAGGGTGCTGGCGCCTTCGCTGGCGCGGATGTCGTCCTGGCATACAGCCCGCCTGCACCCGCAAAGCGCGGTCAAGGGCGCACGCGGCCCCGAGCGGCAGTGTCGCCTGCTGCGCCCGCGGCTCAGCCCGTTGCGGACTGACCCCGCCCAACCTTGCAAAACTTCACACTGACGAAGATCGACCCGATGACCGACAACCAGAACAACAATCTACAGACCGCCGCCCTCCACGGCGGCGATCTTGGGCCGCTCTTAGCTCAGTGTCCGCTGCCCTGGAGCCCTGAAGTAATCGCAGGCATCGCGCGCCGCACCATCACACGTACCCAGATTCCCGACACCCCGCAAGCGCTCGCCGTACTGGAGGCAAAGGCAGATGCCGGCGAGCCCCTCGCCAATTGCATCCTCGGCCACGTCTTCCTTGTCGGCCACGGGACGCCCGTCAATCTCACCGCCGCCGCGGACCGCTTCCTTGACGCCGCGAGGCGTGGTCAGGACGGCGCGCAATTCATGATCGGCCTTTGTTTCTTCATTGGCCTCGGCGTCCGGCAAAACCACACGCTCGCCTATTTCTGGCTTTCCGTGGCGGCTCGCTGGAGCCCTGAGCAGGGCCAGCGCGTCCTGCAGCAGCAGGCACAGCAGTATATCTGGCCGCAGGACCTTCCCGAGATCCACCGCCAGGTCGAAGCGTGGCGGCCGCGGCCTCACCCGCCGGATTCCATCGGCGCCGCCACCAAGCACTGACCCCCCTTTTTCTCACCCACGAGCTTATGCGGTCGTTCGTGCCGTAGCCCAAGAGCGACCGTCAGGGCCAAGTCTCACACTTATGAAAACCACACCGCTGAAAAGCCTCTATTACGCCATTAGAAGGACGCAGGACGCGGCCCGCCCCTTTTGACGGTGGTTAAGCCCGTGGGTCAGAAGAACGCACAGGCGCGTAAAATTCCGGGCAAGGCGTTGGCGTTTTCAGCCATCCTCACGCCCCGGCATCACTCGCAGCATCCGCCTTGGGCTTTCGCGCCCGCGGTTTCGTGGCTTTCGGCGGCTTCGCGGCGGGCACTTCCTTCCCGGTTTTCCGGGCGAGGACCGTCGTGACAAACCGGATTCCGTAATTGCAGGCAGCCTGCCGCACCAGCACGAACTGCGCGGCGAGAACCACCAGGTACGTCAGGCGGACCCTCATCGACGGAATAGTGAACATGGCCGCCGCGCCGTATAGGGCGATGAACACCGCGCACAGGCCGGTGTAATCGCGCATGAAAAGGTAGTCGCGATGCGCCTGCCGGACGGCCGGATCGTTTTCGATAGACTTATACATCCGGTACCACGTCCGGTTCTGCTCCACGGCATCGGTCGGCAATGGGCCGCCGTGGATTTTCTCGAGCGCCGCGACATCGATGCGCGGATCGCGCACGGCATACTCGCTGAATGCGCGATGTCCGGGCAGCGCATGGTGCCAGCGAAAGAAAACCACGCGGGCCTTGGCGTCGGCGCTGAGGAGGCCGTTCAACACCGTCGCCACGATCAGCGCCACCCCGACCGGAAGCAGGTTCTGCGCGTCCGTGAAGATGGCGCGCAGCCCGTCGACCTTGATCGCGTTCGCCTGCACCACCCCGTACAAAAAGAGCGTGTTGACGGCGACGATGATCCAGAGCTGCCAGCGATACTGGTCCTTCAGCGACTTCCCGGTTTCGCCGCGTGGCGTAGCCTCCGCCCCGCTCGCGCTAATCATAGTCCTCCACCTGCGTGGCGAACGGCAGCATGGTCAGCGGACCATAACCCGGGCGCGCGGGGAAACCGCCCCAATATACGATCTTGTTGCCCTGAGTGGCGGCAACCTTATAGCCGCGGCGCATGAATGCGTTGAGCACCATCTTGCGGGGATGCGTGTCGTCATCCTTCGGCGCGGATACGTATGCCTGTGAATGCGGCAGGGTGCCGTTCGGCTTGATCGGGCCGAGGATGCTGTTCAGGATTGTCGGCCCGACGTTCCGCCGGCTTCCATGGTGGGGCACCTGCACCAGCATGAAATCCTGTAACGCCAGGCCGTTGTTCTGCGCGTAATGCTCCACCATCGACAGCCCCCAAATCCCGGTGTCTCCGGTCAGGAGCACACGGCGGCCGGGCCCGAAGTCGCCGTACAGAACGACGCTGGTTTCGTTGCTGGCGCTCGTGCAACCGCCGTCCTTCAGTCGTTCGTTTTCCCAGCTCTCATCAATCCACTTCTGGACCTTCGCAGCCGCCTTCTCGAACAGCTGCGCGAGCAAACCCGGAGCTTTCCCGACCCAGAAGCCGGCTGCCTTAATCGCCTCCTCGTCGGCATCAGCCGTGCGGTCGAACTGCGGTATGAACAACGGATAGACGTTTCGATATGGAGAAACCACCCGGAACGGACCAATGCACATGCCCGCGAACGGCTGCTGGACGGCGACCTTGTCTTTCTCAGCCGTGTCCACCAGCTCGCTGATGATGTCGTACTCCTTGCGAAGCGCCTGCGCGAGGCCCTGATCGGTCCAGGTCTTGTTGGCGAAGTACGGCCGCGACGCCGCCGCGAATTCCCACGGCTTATGCAGCCACAGATTTTTCACCGTCAGGCCGGCCAGCACTTCCCGCATGCCTGATGCGTGGTCGGCATCGGGATGCGTCACCACGGCGTGGGTGACGACAGCGTTGTAGCCGAAATTGTTTTGAATATGGCTGACGACGGCCTTCCCGGAATCCAGGTTGCCGCCGTCCATGACCATGATTTCGTAGTTGTTGGCGTCGCCGTATCTGATGACAATGGCGTCTCCAGCCTTGCAGCCATCGCCGACAGGGAGAAATTCCACTTCGCAGTTCATAGAGGTTCTCCCGGCCTTACGGCCGCTCCTTTCCCGCCGGGCGCAGGCGCGCCCGCAGCCGTGCAACCCTCGTCCGGGCGCCGCCCGCCGTGGTCCCGGTCATTTCGGGATAAGCCACGCCGGCCGCCACCGCCATCAGCAGGGTCCACTCGGCCGGGCTCACGTTGTCGCGGATCTCGGCCAGGCGAACGCGGGCCAGCACCCGCTGTTCGGCATGGTGGTGTTGCGGCCGGAGGTACATGCGCCGCAGCCGGGCATGGTTCCGCTCAACCCAGGAGCCGGTGGCCACCGCCCTGTTTACGCCGCGCTGAAATTCTTCTTGGTTGGGAATGCTGCCGGATTCGACAGCTGTCAGGAAGTTGGTCAGACCGTTCTCGATACCCCAGGACCGGTCGTTTATCCGGCCGCACGCCGCGGCCTTCGTTTGGTGCTCCGCATAAATGCACCACGGAAATGGCAAATCAGCCATAACACATCTCCTTCTGTCGGGATCGCTGTCGATCACCGCGATGGTCAAGGTCCAGATCAACTTCCCCACTCGCCGCCGAACCCCGAACCGAAGCGCTGTGCTCGGATCGAAGCCGTTGCCGGCCGCCAATGGATGGCTGAAACTAGCCCTCTCTATATTGTAGTCGAAAAGTGCTGAACGTTACGCGACGTGAGCGGGGCCCCGCCGCAAAGTGCAGGAGCCCCGAAAACATCACACCGTCGCCGCGCCCAGCTGGGTCTCGTAGGTATCAGACCATTCCTTCCGAAGAAGATCGAAGGTCTGCGTACGCTCCGGGTCCTGCAGCGCCATCGAGCTTTGCGCCCGCGCTAGGGAAAGCAACATCAGTTGAAGCGCTACCAACGCTTCCCGAGCGCCCTTGAACGTCTGCGGTTCGCCGTCACTCTCCTCGGCCACGACCGGAGCGCCCTCCGCCGTGCGCGTATCCAGCACCAGCACGGCGCGGCTGAGCGGCTCGTACAGGCGCTCGTAAAATGGATGCGCCATATTGATGGTCAGAATGATTTTCCCAAAGCGCTGATCGACATGGTAGAACGGCCAATACTTATCGTGCTTGAAGTTGATGATGTACTTTGACGTCCGTACTCGTTCGAAAGCCTCGTCATCAGTCTCCTTCTCGCGTTTGAGCATAACCGCCAACTTGCGCAGGTTTTCATTGAGCTGACGCTGTTCCTCCTCCGTCGTCGGCGCCGGTTCCGGCATCGGCTTCGCTTGCCGGCGCTCCGCTTCGTCGGCCTTCATCTCACCCGCACTAGGCCTGCTGCCGTGGCCCCTGACCGTCTGCTCGCTCTGGAACTTTTTGATCTGCTCACGGAGCGCTGTGATTTCGGCATCCAGCACGCCGGAGAGGTCTTTAAGAACGAAGTCCTTGGGGCGGATGCCCTGCTTGTTCGCCGCGACACCGAAAGCTTCGTCAAGCAGGCCTCCGAAGTCGATCTGGATGCGCAGCCAATTCGCATCGCTGTGGCGCTTCATGATCTGCGGTATCGTGCCGATGAACACTTCCCTGTCGTTGCGCAAAACCGAGATCGTGTTGTCATCGTACAGATGCAGGTCGTTCTTGCGCACCTTGAGCGGCAGCGACCCCCAATCCTCGATCGGCAGGGCGTAGAGCCGCACCGTTACAGGGGCCTTTTCGACGCTGTCCGGGTCCTGCTTGTGGTTTTCGCTCCGCTTTATCTCGATCACCCTGGAAAAAACCAGCCGGCTCTCCTTCACCTTGATCTCTGGAATTTTGCTGTGCCGGGCAGATAGCATCGAGTAGGTCGGATCGAAGGGCTCCACCAGCCGGTTGTTGATGTACAGCTTTATGCCTTTCGCGAGAGACCGCCGGTACACACGCGCCATCTCCTTCATCGCTTGCTCGCATAGCGTGCGGGCCTTCGCCGACGAAAGGCGGTCGCACGACGGAAGATAAACGATGGTGCCGGAATTCCCAAGGCGCTCTTTCAGTTCGTCGGGGCTTTCAACCAAAAGCGTCTGCTCGCCCTTGTCGGGGAAGGACATGGGTTTGATAAACATGTCCGAAATATCGCTGGGCAATTTGTCCATAAGCGTCGGGTCCGGCAGCTCGATCAGGTTTGCGCGTTCTTTTCCGATCGCCTCAACATCCAGGATCATGTTGTAATACGCGCCCGCTTCCTGCCAGGAATAGAGGTCCATCACTGGACACATGCTGAGCGCCGCGGTTTTCATGCCCATGCCGTAGCGTCCGATGCCGGTGCGGTTGTCGAAAACCATCGAGCCACCGAACGACGTAGCAAATCTGAGGATGTTCGGTGCCATTCCGCTGCCGTTATCCAGCACCAGCGCGTCAGTCTTATAGGCGCCCGGTTTACCGCTCTGGCGAAAATAAACGCGGATCTCGGTCGCGCCCCACTGTATCGCGTTATCCACGTGTTCACAGAGCGCCGACGTGGTGCTGTTATAGCCCACATCGCGAAGGGAGCTGATAAGGGTTTGCCCGAAAAAGAGCGGGACTGTCGCCTTTTCCTTGATGATCCGGTTCAGGACCGCTTTGCCGCCGCGCGGCGCGTCATCGCCCCATGTGGGGCCTTGAAGAAGATCGACGGGCGGTTGAACGTCACCGTCGGGGATACTCTGCGTATTCTGCTCTAACATCTCGTTCTCCTTGTTTTGTGACCCCGGCTATTCGGGATCAGAAGTCGAGAGCGTTATGGGCTCTCATAAGGATAGGGGTCGAAAACGGCCAGATGTTACAAATAAACCCCACGCTCCCGTCTTTTAGTGGACGTCGCCCGCAGCCCCGACGCCGAACGCCACGGCCTGGCTCATCTCGGCATAGCGGCACAGCACGTTTGCAAGCTCCATCTGTCGAGGCGTGCGGCATTCCGGCGAAAAAAGACTCGGACTGCCGACTACGATACATGCGGCTCGCGCCCGCGAAGTGGCGACGTTGAATCGGTGAAGATTGTAGAGAAATTCCATGCCGCGCGGTGCGTCCTCGGGCGTCGAAGTTGTCATGGTGTAGATAACCACGGCTGCTTCCTGCCCTTGAAACTTATCGACCGTTCCCACCTTTGCGCCAGGCAGCCGATCCTTCAGCCGATTTACCTGGTCGTTGTACGGAGCCACGATCAGGATGTCATCACGGGTGAGTGGGCGCCGATCTCCGTCGTGGTCAACCCATCCTGTGCCGTCCTGGGTGAGGAATTCGACGATGCCGGCGACGCGCTCGACTTCTTCTGCCGAGTGGCTCTGATTGCCTTCATGGGTCACCGGCACGAACCACAAGCCGGCCCCGGAGAACGGCGCCGGGGCTTCAATATTCTGCCGCTCCAGACCGGCAAGCGAGAATAGCCGCCCTTCATAAAACAGTTCCGATGTGAAATCGCAGATGGCCGGGTGAAGCCGCCAGGTTTCGGGGAGAAAGAGGCCCTGCGTTTCACCGATGGTTCGCCTGCCAGCCAGCAGATGCGCCAGTGCTGAAATGTCTGAGCCTTCCGGATGGCTCCCCTTCTGCGGCTGCTCCAATTGCTGCGGATCGCCCAGCAAGACGAGGCTCTTTCCGGCCGGTGCGCAGGCCAGCACATTCGCCAGCGACATCTGCCCCGCCTCGTCGACAAACAGCACGTCCGCCGAATCCATGAAATCCGCGCGCGACCAGAGCCACGAAGTAGCGCCGAGCACGTTTATGGCGCCGCCCTGTAAATCGTGCAGGGCTTCATCATTCGTCCCCACCTCGCGAACGGGTCCGTTCGCGGAGCCATCCCCCTCCATTCTGTGCGCGCACGACACGCCAGCGATATTCAGCTTGCGGGCCGCTTTAACCACGTCGTCGAGCAGCTTGCGGATGACCTTGTGTCCCACGGCGGTGATCCCGACCCTCTCTCCGGCGTTCACCAGCTCGCAGATCATACGCGCGCCAGAGAAAGTCTTGCCCGCGCCCGGAGGCCCCTGGATAGGAAGCACGGAATGGTCGAGCGCCACTCCGAGCCTGCGGGCTACGTCCACGATCGTTTCATTGACCCTCACGGCCATAGACTGCCCTCCCGTGAGCCGGGGCGGGTTTCTCAGTAGGAGATCCCGCGCGGCCCGGAAATCGCCCGGCCCATCGATACCGTTTGCCACAATCCATTCCGCCAGCCGAAGAATAGAATTTGCCTGCTCCTCGGTTCCAAAATGCGAGTACGCAAACACGGACACAGGGTGAAGACCATCGAGCTTGATGAGTTTCTTCACATCGATGGTCCGGGCAAGCGGGTCCGCGGCAACCACGTCGCCGAATTTATTCTCGTCCAACGTATAGAGCTTGTCGCGCACCCTGACGGAACATTCCTGCGGGGGATAGTGATACTGATCAATCGGAGCGCGCTCCCTGGGACTCATCTTTGGCATCCGCTGCCTGAGCGACAGTCCCGTAAGCGCTGTTTTTTCGTCGAGGAGTTCCTCGTCGGAAAACTCCTTCATCCGAAAGAACTCCCACCACTTCACCTTCTCCTCGCGCCGGTGCCAGTCGAGCGCGTGAGCCAGCAACCACCGCGCCGCCTGCTCGGGCGTGCGGTCCTTCGGTTCAGACGGCAGATCGCGCGTCAATGCCTCGAATAGCCCGGCGACGCGCTGCTGGTGGGCTGTGAGCTGTTCGCTCGCCGCCATATCCTGCGCTTCGGGCCGTGGGACGTCCATGCCGCCGGCAACACGTTCAGCACGGAGACCTTCGAGCCAGTTGCGCAGCTCGGCTGTCGCGAGGCAATCATCCTGGTTATACCCTTCAACGATGCGGCGTGATTCTTCGGTGAGTACCGGCGACGTGTTCAGTTCTAGCTCATGTTCCAAGAAATGTCGCGCCTGGCTCGCTTCCGGCAGCGGCACCCTGCGCTTAAAGCCGCAAAACCTTTCCATATCCTTCAGCGAATACTGCTCCACGCTGGCCCGGAGTGCCTGCTTAATCACTCCGTGGAGATCGACGAATATTTTGCCGCGCAAAAGCCGGTCAACCTCGTCCTCACGCGAGGCGTAGCGCAGCGTCAGGCGTTTAACCGCGCCCGGTTCGTAAGTACCGAAATGATAGATGTGAAGATCCGGGAACCGCTGCAGCTGGTCGAACGCGAAATCGATAAACCATTCGAACATCGCGCGCTCCTGGCCGCGATCGAGCGCCCAGCGGCACTGATAACCAAGGTTGCCGCCTTCGCCTGCCGTGACCATGCCGAGGAGATATTCGAGGCCGCCGTCCGCGACGAACGGATCGCCTTCGAAATCGAGAAAAATGTCGCCCGGTGATGGAACGGGAAGGCGCGAGAGCCCCTCACCCGTTTCCCATTGGAGGAATTCAAATTTGAGATCACCTTCGGTACGCGCTTCAAGCTGAATCCGCGCCTGCTCCCGGATGCGCGTGTACCCCTCGACGGCCCCGCGTGAGGGGCGGAAAGGAATCGGCAGCGGCAGCCTGGCCAAGGCTTCCAGAGTGGGAACATCCCGCGAAGTCAGTTCCTTCCTCTGTAGCCTGGAAGCGCCAGCCACGAAGGAAAGATGATCGTCCCGGCGGCGCTGCCCGTCGCATTCTTTCCACCAGCGGCAGATATCGCAATGGTCGACCGGCTCGGGGTAGGTCTCGCCGGCGCCCGCTTCCACCGCCTCCTGCAGCGCCCGTTTGACTAGACGGTAATACGCGGCGAACGACGCCAGCCGGTAAGATTCCGGCTCGAAGCCAGTGCCTGGCCGGATGACGTGGAAGAATTCCGGCTCCAGTCCTTGCAGTTCCGCGAGGAATTGCGAATACAGACACAGTTGAAGAACGGTCTCCGCTTTCGTTTCGCGGGACAGCTTGCAATCCACGGCTTCGTACGACCAATTGCTGGCGCGGCTCGGTCTTTCGACGCGGAGCAGCACGTCAGCGCGACCTCTCCAGGTGCCACCCGCGAGGCTGGCCTGAACTATCACCTGAGCCCCGCTCTCCATCGCCGCCCAGGTCGCGGCCTCTGGTTCGTCCGAAAGATCAACGACAGTAAGGCCCCTAGACCGGAGCCATTCGATGTAAGCTTTCTCGTGTTCCAGACCCCGCTGCTGGAGCACGACGGCATGGGGGTTGTCCCACGTGGGTTCCGCTATCTCGCCTTTAGCGAGGCGGAGGTCAAGTGTCGTGAGATGACTACACGACAAGTGGTTTGCCAAGTCGGTGGCGGATAGGCTGGCCGCTCCCTGCCATATTCTCATCAGTTCATCATCCTGCATTACGCCGG